TTCTTGACGAGTTCGCGTTCATCCCGAATCACATTGCTGATGACTTCTTTGCCTCTGTTTATCCTACTATTTCTTCTGGACAGAGCACAAAAGTAATTATCGTTTCTACCCCTCGTGGTATGAATCACTTCTACCGCATGTGGCATGATGCGGAGAAAGGAAAAAATGAATATGTTCCTACTGATGTTCATTGGTCCGAAGTTCCTGGTAGAGATGCTGAATGGAAAGAACAGACTATTGCAAACACCTCAGAACAACAATTCAAGGTTGAGTTTGAGTGCGAATTCTTAGGATCGGTCAACACACTCATCAATCCAGCAAAACTAAGAAACTTAGTATATGAAGACCCGATACAAAGGAATGCTGGTTTAGATGTCTATGAAAAACCAAGAGCAGATCATAATTATCTGATGACGGTTGATGTTGCTCGTGGATTGGGTAACGATTATTCTGCTTTTGTTGTTTTTGATATTACAGAATTTCCTTATAAGATAGTTGCAAAGTATAGGAACAATGAGATCAAACCTATGCTATTTCCAAATATTATTCTTGAAACTGCTAAGGGATACAATAATGCTTGGTTATTGATTGAAGTTAATGATATTGGTGAGCAGGTAGCAAATATATTACACTACGACTTAGAATATGAAAACATGCTGATGGCTGCGATGAGAGGTCGTGCTGGTCAAGTGGTAGGACACGGTTTCTCTGGTAAGAAATCACAGATGGGTGTAAGGATGACCGCTGCTGTGAAAAAGTTGGGGTGCTCTAACCTTAAAACTTTATTGGAAGATGACAAGTTACTGACTCTTGACTATGACATTATATCAGAACTTACAACATTTGCCCAGAAGCATAATTCATTCGAAGCAGAAGAAGGATGTAATGATGACTTAGCAATGTGTCTCGTTATTTTCTCTTGGTTAGTTGCGCAGGAATATTTTAAAGAGATGACGGACAACGATGTCCGTAAAAGAATTTATGAGGAACAAAAAAATCAAATAGATCAAGATATGGCACCATTTGGATTTATTCTTGATGGATTAGATGATAATGTATTTACTGATAAAGACGGTGATACTTGGCATACTGACGAATATGGTGATAGGTCATATATGTGGGACTACTACTAATGGATCTGGGAGATCAAATTAATTTAGAACACATATTATTTTTTGAAAGAGAATGTAGAGTATGTGGGATAACAAAAAATTTGATCGATGATTTTTACCTTACACGAAAAGGTAGAGGAGCTTTACCATCAGCATATTCTTATGAGTGTAAAGACTGTACCAAGAAAAGAGTGGTGGAAAATAAAAAGAAAAAGTCTCCAATAAGATGGGAATATCCAGATTGGTAGATATTCACGCACAGTTTCCCCAATCAAAGTGTTCTTTTTAATAAATATTTTTAGATTAATCCTGGACTTGTAGGAGAATAAAGATGCCACTCAATTTAGCATCTCCTGGAATTGTAGTTAGAGAGGTTGACTTAACCGTAGGTAGAGTAGATGCTACTAGCGGTGGTGTTGGTGCTATTGTTGCTCCCTTTGCTAAGGGACCAGTAGAAACACCAATCTTAGTGCAAAATGAATCAGACCTCTTAAAGAATTTCGGTGAGCCATATAACACTAATAAGCATTATGAGCACTGGATGGTAGCATCATCCTACCTTGCTTATGGTGGAGATTTAAGAGTCGTTAGAGCAGATGACTCGGGACTGAATAATGCAACCGATCAGGGTGGAACACTCAAAATCAAGAGTTTAGAGCATTACAACCAACTTGGTTATGATGAAACTGCTTTCTCACAAACCGTCAGTGCAAAGAACCCAGGTACTTGGGCAAATGGTCTTAAGGTAGCACTCATCGACGCTAAGGCAGACCAAATTGTTGGTGTTTCAACGTACGTTGGATTTGATACAATCGCTGTTGGATACGGTGTCACACAAGCAATTTCTGCAACTCTTCCTGGTGCTGGAACAACATCAGCGCTTGATGGTTATCTGAAGGGTATTGTTACTCGTGTTGGAAGTGGAGAGATTGATGTAAAGGTTCTCTCACACGTCTCTTCTACTGGAACAGTAACTAACGTAGATTATCAACCTGGTGGTGTTTATCAGTTTTCAACTTCTGAAAATATAGGATTCCACACTGCGGGTGGTTTTGTTTCTGCATCTTCCACGACAGTAACATCAACAAAAGATTGGTTTAACGAGCAAACCATCACTTTGAGTGATTCAACCATTTCTTGGAATACTCTTGCAGATAGACCAGGAACTTCCTCTTTTGCCGCTGCTAAAGGTGGTAGATTTGATGAAGTTCATGTTGTCCTTATCGATGATAAAGGAACTTTGACTGGTACCCCAGCAACTATTGTTGAGAAGCATTTATCACTCTCTAAAGCAAAGGATGCTGAGTATTCAGTAGGAAGTCCTTCTTACTGGAGAAAGTATCTTGCAGCAAACTCTACAAATCTCTTTGCTGGTTCAAGACCATCAAGTACTGTTGCTACTGGTTTTAGTACTGGTTATACTGCAGTAACAGAATCTGCTGGAAACTGGAATCAAAATGCTTCTGGTGTTATCTTCCACGCTACTGGTGCAAATACCTTAACACTTGCTGATGGTAAGAACTACGGTGGTAAAACGGGTATCACTTCTACTGGTGCACTCAGTGCAACAACATCAGCATTGAATACTGGTTACGACCTGTTTGAAAATACTGATAACTATGACATTGACTTCCTGTTGATGGGTTCAGCAAACTATGATAAAGAAAATGCACAGGCACTTGCTAACAAACTGATTGCAGTTGCAGAAGCAAGACAAGATGCACTTGCATTCATCTCACCTTACAGAAAGGCATTTATTACCGATACTTCCGCAGGGTCAGTAACAGTTGAGTCTGATGCTACCATCACAGATAACGTAACTGGGTTCTATGCACCTGTAACTTCTTCAACTTATGCAGTATTTGATAGTGGTTACAAGTACATGTATGATAGATTCTCTGATACTTTCCGTTATGTTCCACTGAATGGAGACATTGCTGGTCTTTGTGCAAGAAATGACCTCAGAAACTTCCCATGGTTCTCACCTGCAGGAACTGCAAGAGGTGCAATTCTCAATGCAGTAAAACTCGCTTATAATCCATCCAAGGTTCAAAGAGACAAACTCTACTCAAACAGAGTTAATCCCGTAATCTTCTCACCTGGAGATGGTATTGTCCTCTTCGGTGATAAGACTGGATTTGCTAAGTCATCAGCATTTGATAGAATCAACGTTCGTCGTTTGTTCATCTATCTTGAGCAAGCAATTGCAGCTGCTGCTAGAGACCAACTCTTCGAATTCAACGATGAGATTACAAGAACAAACTTTGTAAACATCATCGAACCATTCCTTCGTGATGTCCAAGCGAAGAGAGGAATCTTTGATTATGTCGTCGTTTGCGACGAAACAAACAACACCGCTGCTGTTATCGACAACAATGAATTTGTTGCTGATATCTTTATCAAACCAAACAGATCGATTAACTTCATTGGTCTTACGTTTGTTGCCACCAGAACTGGTGTTTCGTTTGACGAAGTAATTGGCAACGTTTGATTATTAATCAACCTTAGAGGTATAAAGAACAATGGCAACTAGAAATCAACTTAATCCACCCCCACTAAGAAAGATTACTGATTTTAAGAGCAAGCTAACTGGTGGTGGCGCACGCTCTAATCTGTTTGAAGTTGAACTGGCATTCCCCTCAACCGTAGCTGTTGAGGGTCTGAATGACATTCTCAATAAAGCAAGATTCCTTGTTAAAGCAGCAAATCTTCCTGCATCAAACGTAGCACCTATTGAAGTTCCTTTTAGAGGAAGAGTCTTAAAGGTTGCTGGAGACAGAACCTTTGATACTTGGTCAATCACCGTTATCAACGATACCGATTTTGCTATTCGCTCTGCTTTTGAAAAGTGGATGAATACAATGAACAGAGTATCTGATAACACTGGACTCACCAATCCAGCAGATTATCAAGCAGATGCTTATGTTTATCAACTCGACCGTAATGGTGACACCCTGAGAAAGTATCATTTCTATGATCTTTTCCCAACTCAGGTTGCTCCAATCGAACTGTCATATGATGCTCAGGGAATTCAAGAATTCACTGTTGAAATGCAAGTTCTCTGGTGGGAAGCAATCAGAGGTAGTGGTCCTAATTCGGGTGGCGAAAACATTAACTAAATAGTCCATAACAAGTAGATAGTTTATACGATGGCAAAACTTTTTGGTTTTTCCCTTGATGATGGTCAAAATAAATCACCTTCTGTAATATCCCCCGTTCCTCAAAATAATGAGGACGGGGTTGATAATTATATTGCTAGTGGTTTTTATGGTCAGTATGTTGATATCGAAGGTGTATATCGTACTGAACATGATTTAATCAAAAGATATAGGGAAATGGCACTTCACCCAGAGTGTGATGGTGCTATTGAAGATGTTGTTAATGAAGCAATCGTTAGCGATCTTTATGATTCTCCTGTGGAGATTGAATTATCCAATCTGAATGCTAGTGACAGATTGAAGCAAATGATCAGGAGTGAATTTAAGTATATCAAAGAAACTTTAGACTTTGATAGAAAAGCACACGAAATTTTTAGGAATTGGTATGTTGATGGTAGAGTTTACTATCTAAAAGTCATTGATGTCAAGAATCCTCAGGCTGGTATTCAAGACCTGAGATATATTGACCCAATGAAAATGAAATATATTCGCAAAGAAAAGAAAAAAGATAATAAGAGACTCCAACCTTTACCAAATGGAAGACTTCAAGACACTGAAGTTAGTTTAACAAATCCAGAAATCGAAGAGTATTTCATCTATACACCAAAAGCAAATTATCCTAATGGTACATTTGCTGGTGCTGGTGCTACTGGCAAGAGAGACTCCGTAAAAATTGCAAAGGACTCAGTTGCTTATTGTAGTTCTGGTCTTGTAGACAGAAACAAGGGAACTGTTCTTTCATATCTGCATAAAGCAATCAAGGCACTCAATCAACTCAGAATGATTGAGGATTCTTTGGTTATCTATCGTTTAAGTAGAGCACCAGAAAGAAGAATTTTCTATATCGATGTTGGAAATCTTCCTAAAGTAAAAGCAGAGCAATACCTCAAAGAGGTTATGTCTCGCTACAGAAATAAACTTGCTTACGATGCAAATACGGGTGAAGTCCGTGATGACCGTAAGTTCATGTCCATGATGGAAGATTTCTGGCTTCCAAGAAGAGAAGGTGGTCGTGGTACTGAAATCACTACACTCCCTGGTGGTCAAAATCTTGGCGAACTTTCCGACATTGAGTATTTCCAAAAGAAACTGTATAGAGCACTCGGAGTTCCTGAGTCAAGAATTGCTGCTGATGGTGGTTTCAATCTTGGTCGTTCTTCCGAGATTCTGAGAGACGAACTCAAATTTGCTAAGTTTGTTGGTCGTCTGAGAAAGCGTTTCGCTGCGATGTTCAATGATATTCTGAGAACTCAACTGATTCTCAAAAATATCGTAACTCCCGAAGATTGGGAGATTATGGCGGATCATATTCAGTATGACTTCCTATATGACAACCAGTTTGCAGAGTTGAAGGAATCTGAGTTGCTTCAAAGCAGACTTGGTAATCTTGCAACTATTGAACCTTACATTGGTAAGTATTATTCTACCGAATATGTAAGAAAGAAAGTATTGCGTCAAACTGACTCTGAGATTATTGAAATTGATGAGCAGATTGAAGATGAAATTAATAAAGGTATTATCCCAGCTCCTGGAAGTGTAGATCCAATTACGGGAGAACCTTTACCTGGTGGAGATATGGGAATGGATCCAATGGCAATGGGCGCTGATGGAATGGGAATGGGTCAAATTCCTATGGAACCAGATGTGGGAGCAGATGCTGCAGTTGCTGATGCACAGATGCAAAAGGACACCAAAAAGGCAGAGATATAAATATACAATATAATACTTAAATTTTTATGGACAATGTTATCGATTTGATCGCAACAGGTGCAAAGCCATCTGATGTGACTGATGCTATTAAGGGTGTTTTATACGCAAAAGCTGCTGAAAGAATTGATGCTGCAAGACCTATTGTAGCGTCAAGTCTATTTGACGGTGAAGAAGGTGAGACTGAGATTGACCAAGAATCACAAGAGGACCAAGAATAATGGCAAGAACTTTATTACTAGGTGATGAAATTAATTTGCCAACCACAACAGGAACGGCTACTAGTTTTTCTTCTGCAACTGTAGTAAGACTAGTAAATACAACTGGTACTGCACAAACCATTAGTGTTGTTGCAACACAAAGTGGTACTGGAATAGGCACATTTACAATGCTTGGAAATACTACAGAATATTTGGAGAAAACCGCATCGCATTGTGTATTTGCCACTGCTGCAACTGTGAGAGGTACAAAAGTAGGATTTACTGGATAGAAAAAATGAAACTAATCACAGAAGAAATCAACAAGGTAGAATTTATTACCGAAGGTAAGGGTGCTAATAAGAAGTGCTATATTCAAGGCATTTTCTTACAAGCAGAGCAAGTGAATCGTAACGGTAGAATGTATCCCATGTCAATCATGGAGAAAGAAGTCAACCGTTACAATGAGAGTTTTGTTCTGAAAGGACGTGCTCTCGGTGAACTTGGTCACCCTGATGGTCCTACCGTAAATCTTGACAGAGTTTCTCACAAGATTTGTGACCTACATAGAGAAGGAAACAACTTCGTAGGTAAGGCACAGTTGCTTTCTACTCCTATGGGTAAGATTGCTTCTTCTCTGATTAGTGAAGGAGTTAC